AAAGATTCTTGGTGTAAATATTATGTCGGGTGATTATGAAGTCGGCAACAACCTAGCGGAGACACACTGATGGTCAAGACACTTACTACCTATATCAATCGTCTTTTCGAAGATGAAGATGAAGGCCGTGAATGGGCGCAACGTAAACTGCGTGACCCTAATATGAAAGACTACGATCTTGAAATGAGTTGGCGTAAGATTAAATACGCCCCCGAACAGCCCGATATATTCTCCGTATCATTTAGAAAGAAGGAAGACTATAATGCCTAAAAGACTTATAACCGCCGTAGTGCTTGTCACGCTAGCTTTACTATACATTGTCCCTAGCTTTTATAACGATATTAAAACAATGGAACTAGGAATCTTCCATTATCTCTTGATTGGTATGTATGGTTTCTTGGTCATTAACTTTTATCGGTTAGCCCTTGCAGACATAAAGGATCGCTGGAAATGACACAGCTATTAGTTGACGCTGATAGTATGGTATATAAATCTTGTTTCAACGTAGTTACTGTTGATGAAGCTTTTAATAAGTTTAAAACAAAGCTTAACTACTTGAAAGATGAGATGTGGACTGACGATTTAGTTATCTTCCTGAAAGGGGTAGAGAACTTTCGTGCAGTAGACTTCCCGTTGTACAAAGCTAATCGGCCTAAGGCTGACCCCGCTTCTATTGTACCAGAGTTGTATGCGATACTTGAGGAAGAAGAGATTGGGATTCAATCAGATGGTTGTGAGGCGGATGATTTAGTTCGTTCAGCAGCCCACGAGTCCCAACACAATGAAGACCCTTTTGTTGTTGTCGGTATCGATAAGGATTTGTTTTGTGACCCGTTCACTTATTACAATCCCGATAAGCAAGAACAATTTAGTCTGACCCAGAAGGAAGCTGACTTTAATTATTACTCTCAGCTTCTTACTGGTGACTCTACTGATAACATTAAAGGACTCCATAGGGTAGGTCCTAAGACAGCTGCAAAGCTTCTTAACGACTCTAACCAATGGAAAGACTTAGTCATTCGGGAATACAAAGAACGTTTCGCGAAAGACCATGAAGATGTTCTGACATTCGTCGGACATTTGATTCATATTAAACGCAATGAAAAAGACTGGTTCGATATTGGTTTCGGTGATTTCTATGAACGCCAAATTGATATTGAGAAGGTCGGAAAGCTATTAGGCTATGACATCTAGGACATTTGAGATGGGTGATTATACATTCATCAGGTATGACCGACTTAAGATTACAGCAACGCCGCAACCGAAAGGGGGCGATCGTAAGTTGTCTTCTTCGGAAGGAACTATCTGGTGTAAAGAGAGTCTATATAAGTCTCTCGAATTAAAACGCGGGTGGGAAGGTCCATTGACTCTTTGTACTCGTGATGGTCGTCGTTGGTATGTAGCGTTTGAAACATATCAGAAGGATGACTATATTGTTGATGAGGTTAATGACGGTGATTATGGTCACTGGAAGCTTCCTAATAAGAAGCTAGTCGATCCTCATCATACTGGTTTTGTTTACGAACTTAAAGACAAAACTACTGGCCGCATATACGTTGGCTCAAAGAAGTTCTCCCAGCCTGATTGGAAACAATATACAGGCTCAGGTGACTTCTCTGAATTGACTGTGGAAGATGTTGAGGGGCGTATCTTATTTAGTCTCCCCACAGCAGGCCAACTTAATGCGTATGAAATGCGTGAGATATATCTTCGTGATGCACTCTTTCGGGATGACTACGCTAATAAACAAGCTGAGAAACGCATTCGGTCGTCTCATCTTGGTCTTGGCTTTGACGCTAAACGACACTTACAAATCACTAAAGCGGAGCGATGGGTATGATCAGTATTGACGAAGTTGTAGAGCAAGAAGATGGCTCTGCTATATTAACTATTACAGCTAAAGGCGAAGAACTTGAGATGCTTGTAGCTGAAGGGTTCTTATCTGTACTACGAAAGGCGATGGAAGATGTCTCAGGAATTGTACAAGACTGAATGTAAGAAGTGTGGCTCATCAGACGGTAATGCTGTCTACGATGACAACCACGCATATTGTTATGTGTGTCAACATTATACACACGATATAGGAAAGGAAAATGAAGTGGTATCATTGGCAGTTAATAATTCTGAACGGAATACTAGCCTTCATCGGGCCTCTGGTTTGGCTAGCCGTGGTTGCCGTGACAGGGGAATTACCAAAACCGTGGCAGAGCATTTCGGCGTTCTTTGTGAGTATAATTCCGACGGTAATATTTGCTCTTATCTCTATCCTTATCATCGAGGGTCTGAATTGGTTGCGTACAAAGTACGTGAACTTCCGAAGACTTTCAGCGCGATTGGGGACTTTAAGGGCGTTGGTTTATTCGGTCAAAATGTTTTCCCTGCGGGTGGCAAACGTATTGTTATTACAGAAGGCGAGTTTGACGCCATGGCGGTTGCTACTGCGTATGCAGAGAAAGGAACGATCTGGCCAGTAGTAAGCGTACCTAACGGTGCTACAGCTAGGAAGACTATCTTAGAGCAGCGGGAATACCTCCGAAGCTTCGATGAAGTTATTGTTATGTACGATAACGATGAGGCAGGTGAGAATGGTCTCGAAGAGGCTGTTAAGATTATTGGTTACGATAAAGCTAAAGTAACTGACTTAGGTAAATACAAAGATCCAAACGAAGTTCTCATTGAGGCAGGCCCCCAAGAGTTACTTCGAATGGTCTGGAACGCTCGCACTTACACCCCAGCGGGTATTGTTGCTGGCGAGGAAGTGTGGAAACAACTAGAGGAATACAATGAGATTGAATCAGTTCCTTACCCTGAGTGTCTTGGCGGTCTTAATGATAAGCTTAAAGGGATGCGGCGAGGTGAAATTGCTTTGTGGACATCAGGCACAGGCTCAGGGAAATCAACAATTCTCCGCGAGATTGTCGCTCATCTGCATCAAACTACAACCTCAAAGATAGGTGTAGTAGCCCTCGAAGAATCACCCGCCGAGACTGCTCGCAAGCTTTCAGGCATGATGATCAATCGTAACCCCGCTAAAGAGGAGATACCCCTTGAAGAACTTCGAACCGGATTTGATGAAATCCTTGCTGACGGACGCATCAACATACTGGACCATAACGGCTCTGTCGGTAATAACATTATCGGACTTATTGAGTATCTCTGCGCGTCTGGCTGTGAGTATATCTTCCTTGATCATATTACTATTCTTGTTAGTGAGGGAGCCGAAGGACTGACGGGTAACGAAGCTATCGATAAGATTATGAATGACTTACGTTCTATTGTTAAGAAGTGGAATGTATGGATTGGTCTTGTTTCTCATCTTCGTAAAATGGATACTGTAGGTAAGTCATTTGAGGATGGTAAGATTGCTTCTCTCGATGATATCAGAGGCTCAGGTTCTATTAAACAGGTGTCGTACGATATCATTGCTTTTGCTCGTGATGTATCAGCTGAAGATGAAGACACTCGTAACACTATCCAGATGAAAGTTCTTAAGAGTCGTTACACAGGTCTTACAGGTCCTTGCGGGGAAGTACGTTATGACTACGATACAGGTCGTTTGAATCAAATTGAAGGGGACTTTGATACGTTATGAATCAGATAATTGAAGAGATCAACTTAGCTAACCAAGCTATCAGAAAGAAATATAAGTACGATACCTTGTATATGCAGATCGCTGAGGCTGTTGCAGATATGTCTGTAGACCAGAAGCATAAAGTAGGTGCTGTCATTGTTAAAGACGGTATCCTAGCGGAGGGCTGGAATGGCGCTCCCGCAGGATTCCCTAACCAAACACGTGATGACGACAACAAGACTCATCCATGGATTATTCATGCCGAACAAAATGCTTTAGCCAAATGCGCTCGTAAAGGTATTGCCTGTGAAGGCGCTACCATCTTTGTAACACTTGCACCCTGCCGTGATTGCGCTCGTATGATTATTCAGAGCGGGATTAGGGAAGTTGTTTACAGAGATTCTTTTGAGAAAGACAAAGAAGGGTTGCGTATGCTAGAAAAAGCGGGTATAATAGTTGAGCATTACGCTCGTAAACCATATGCAGGATAGGACACTATATGAAAGACATTGTAGACCACTTAAGAGAGAAGGTTGAAACTGTTAATCTAAATAACCCTAAAGCCAATCCAGGCTCTAAACTACTTAAAGATCATGTTCATCGTATCATGGAATTCGTTATGACTTCTTTAGATACCATTGGAACACACTACAATAAATACGATGAGGAATTCCCTTACGGATATGCTCGTCTCACTACAGTGTCTACTGCTATTGGTCGAGAGGTTTGTCGTCGTATCGGCCTTGAACATGGCAGCGAGAAACCTAAAGAGGATTTCCGCAATCATCTTCGTATTGGTGATTGTATTCTCGACTCAATCGTAGCGGAAGGCTACTCAGACCTCATTAGGGGTTCTGAAGAGACGGAAGCGCGTATTGCGTTTATGACTGAGTTAAAGAAGCTTTATCCTGATACTTATAAAGAACACCCCGAATATAATGTTAAGCTGCTTAATGTACCTTATGCACTTCGGGCTACTAATAAGTGGTCGTCACTTAAAGACGAACTCCCTGTTGATCGTCGGATCCTTATGGGTACTACATTTATTAAACCTAAAATGGTTGGGAGTTTATTTCAGAACACTGAGACAGGCCCTCGTAGTTTAATTAAAGGTTGGGATAAAGAGTATATCAGTTTGTTTAATGATAACGATATGCGTTCATCTCCCTTCGTTAAAGGCATTAACACTATTCAACAAACGGCTTGGGGTATTAACCAAGATGTATTGGATGCTGTTAAGAAACAATTCAATACAATCCTTCATGAGGAAGGTGAGATGCCAGAAGAAGGCGATCCCTCAGAAGTTAAGATTGCATTGTCTAAGCTTATTAAAGAAGATAACCTCGAAACACAAGAAGCTTATAACGAAGCTACTCGGAAGTGGAACAAGAAACTCTTAGTCCTCCGCGCTCGTTCTAAGAACTACGCCCTCAAGACTATCTTGAATAAAGCAGAAGTCATTGGGACATCTGTATTCTGGCAGTACGCCGATTGTGACTATCGTGGTCGTCTTTATTTCTTAGAACCCTACCTTAACTTTCAAGGTAACGACCTTGCTAGGGGTCTCATGATGTTTGCCGACGGGAAGCCGATCGGAGAGGAAGGTATTAAATGGCTTGCTATCCACACTGCTACTTGTTACAATCAGTCTTACGAAATTGATGATATCCCTGAGTGGGTAACATCAGACTACAAAGCGTATCTCAAAGAAGAAGGTTTACGTTCTATCTCAGTAGATAAAATGAGTCTTCAAGATCGCGCTCGTTGGACTTATAATAACCTTGTTCTTATTAATAGCACTGCACAACAAGGCTTAATTCATGGTGAGAAACCGTTTAGCTTCTTAGCTGCTTGCATAGAGATGATTCATGTACAGAATGATGGGGCAGAGCATATTACTTTTCTTCCAATCCCTATCGATGGGTCTAACAACGGTTGGCAACACCTTGCTGCTATATCGAAAGACAAGCAGGCGGGTGAACTCGTTTCGCTTGTTGATACTGAAATCCAAAGTGACTTCTACGTTAAGGTCGCAAAGGAACTCTACAATATCGTTCGGGAAGAGGGAAATGAAAGGCTGACTGAGCTAATCGCTAAGATGCCTATGCGAGATATCCGCAAGGGTATCGCTAAACGTGCGGCTATGACTAGAGCATACTCCTGTGGCGCAAAGCGCATGTCTGTGAGCATGTATGCTGATTGTTATAAGGAGGGGTATACAGAAAAATATGGTATCACTATGATCGACTGTATAGCACTAAGCACTAGTATCATTAAGGCTATCGACAAGGTTTGCCCTGGTCCTTTAGCTACGATGGCGTTCCTTCAGGAAGCCGCTGTACATCAGGTGGGATATCGTAAGGAGGTTGACGATCGTAACGTTCATCTTCAATGGTGGACTCCCTCAGAATTCCTAGTGATATACCAACGTAATCGACAAGAAGCTATTAAGCATAGGGGTCGTATTGCTGGGAAACAAATTAAACACGTTGGTCGGGTAGACACTCATATCCCTGATATTGGTGCTTACATTTCTGGTATATCCCCGAACTTCATTCACTCCCAAGACGCTGCACATCTTATGCTTGTAGCTTCTGATTGGGAAGGTTCTTTCGGGGCTGTACACGATAGCTTCTCTACACACGCTTGTGATGTCGATAAGCTTGGCCGACTAGTCCGTGACTACTTTGTTCGACTATACGATTACGAAAACTTTTTTACTGAAATTAAGGAGGCATTACTTTCAGAGCCAGAAGGCTTTGAAGCGGAGGTTCCAATTGGATCTCTTAATGTCAATGATGTTTATGACTCAAAATACTTTTTCTGCTAGAGGCGATATGAAAAACTATAATTACCTAGCCCTTCAAGGATGGGAAGTAGATGACATGGAGATTGTAAAGGAATGGGACTTGCCTAGGGATGTCGCCTTTACCCCAGAGATTAACGATGCATACTTAGATGCACTTTACCAACGAACCCTTGAAGACTTTTTGAAACTAAAGCCCGACGAAGAGTACGCTACTCAGAAGGCCTACGAAATTTATCAAGAAACTAAGTGTATGATTGATGCACTGAAGGAAGACTAATATGATGTACGCTGTATTTGCTATCCCCGTTCTTACACTTATTTTTATGCGAGATTAAAATGAAAAATTACAATGCTGCCGCCCTTCGAGGCGAAGATATTACTGATGCCCAACACGCTGATTCAATGGGAATTGTTGTTCCCGAAGAAATTCTTAATACCCCACAATATAATGACTACGTTTTAGATCATATTCGAGACCAGAATGTTCAGTTCTTCCAGAAAGAAATGAACGGTAAAACAGGTGAACGTTATACTGAAGAGGAAGCTACCGCTCTTGCTAATGAGCAACGAGTAGCCGCTAAAAAGAACATTGATAAGCTGATGAAGGCAGCTAAATAAATTTAAAAAGCCCCCGCAGGATTCCATATAGGATTCCTGTGGGGGCTTTTCTTATTATTATTATTATCTACGTCATGAAGTAAGGGTAAGCTACTTCATTAATTTTT